CACAAGCATCAGCTTGGGCAGTTTTCCAAGCCCGGTTGCGAGGGTATCGATCTGATCAGACACTACGGCCAGATCCGCTCTTGCACTGCGCTCACTTTCCTCAAGCACGCGAACACGCGCTCTAAGGTGCTCGACCTCAGGAGATAGATCAGACTCGTTGGGCTTACTTTGAAGGTCCTCAAGCTTCTCCTGCTGTGCTTGTAGCATGATAGCAGCGCTGCGCAGGTGCGTGGTGAAGCGCTCAGGGTATTGCATCTCAAGGAACTCGCCTACCTCAAGCAAGCTCTTACTGAGCACGTTCAGGTCCATGGGCTCCTTGAGCGCAGCTTCAAGCGCCTCCTGTATTTCGCCATATCGGTAGACGTGGGTTTCTTCGGTATTGCCGTGCGTCCAAGAAAGCCCCATCACCGCAGCAGCCATGGTGCTAACCAATCCAGGCTGCACAGTTTCAAACATCTCGTGCTGTTCGATAGAGGTAGTGATGTCGTCAGTCATGGTGTCCACTCCTGTAGGGTGAGGTCGTAGGGCAGGTAAAGAGGATGAGCGGGTTCTCCCGCCGGCGTCAACTGGAATACTTTGAGTCTTACGTGGTGCTTCTTGGCGATAGCTACAGGTGTTCGCCACTCCTCGCGTTGTGCTTTTGGTAGCTTGCTTGTGGCACCCCAGGCAGCAATGACCAAGTCACTGCTGATTATGGCTTGCTTGAGATACCTGTCGTTGAGTGGCCCAATGGGGTCAGGAGCGCGGCAGAGTTCTTTGAGATCTGTTGTGATGTAGGCGAATACATTGACAACTGTGAGATGCTGCCAGTTCCATCTGGCGCCGAAACCTATCAGGCGGCGGATTGTGTGGTCGTCCCGTACGCCGTCAGCGATGCTGGGGTTGTTCATGATAATGGTGACACGCTTGCTGCCTTCAGGCACGCTGCGCTCAAGCAGGTAGCGGTACCGCTTGTCTCCGCTGAGAGTCTCGTGCCTGATCATTACTCGTCCCGGTAGATGACAAGACCAGAAGCGGACTGCCAGCTGCGAAACATCTTGCCATGACGCCCACCATATCTGCTGGCAGCGCTGCGGGCGGGGCCGAACAAGTGTCCGATGTCCCAAGCAACCAGCAAGTAATCATCCACTTTCATTTCCTTCCAGGGCCAGATGCGGTAACGCTCTGGTCGGTGCCTGTCCGCAGCGTCAGGTTCGACCCAGTAGTGGCGTACGCCACCTCGCGCTTGCAGCAGTTGATCCAGTTCCATCACGGTCTGTAGGGGTACAAGCGGAACAAGGTGTGAAGTATAATCTGGGCGTCCTCGTTTGAGAGCCCTTGGTGGTAGATAGTTGGAATGGGGCTCTTGCACCATACGAATAGCTTCATTGTCTGCGCCTCCGGCCCATGGTGTAGATTAACAAAAATGCGGGCGCAAGCGGTAATCTCGCGCGCATACATTGACGCACGGACATCAAGTGACTTTCCAAGATGTAATAAGTGACAATGCGTGCACATGCCCAGGTGACGTGTGCGCGTATAGGTAGCGGTTGGGCATGTAAAGGGGTAGATTTGTGCTTATGCAGAGGTGAGTCATGAGAGAAGCAGCTTTCTGGCAACGTATCAAAAGGCTTAATAAAACCGGAGAGTTAAGGGGATATTGGCGAAGAGTTGAGGCTAAGCTTCCCGCAGGATTCCCTGATACGGTTGTGCAATCTGATGCTCGAACGTTCTTTATTGAGCTAAAAAGCGTGGAGGTTGTTAGGGAACTCAAGTATGAGGTGAGACCTGAACAAGCAGTGTGGAACCATGAGTGGAATGCGTATGGTGGCCACGCCATGGTGCTTGCTTGGGTTGATAGTGAGAAGCGCATGGCTTGGTTTCACGATGCAGTAGCTATCAGGAAAGGGATGTTTCACGAAGTGTCAGCACCGGAATGCTTGCTACCTCGCTGCAAGCTTGGGGCCATTTAGCTTGCTCACTTCGCCATCCGAAACAAATCGCTCACCACACTCTGTCGCCCACGTGGTATAGGTTTTCAAGTACTTGCGTTCGTGCGTATGCATCCTGCGAGCGCGGGCGAGGCCCCCTTGTGCAATCCTCCAGCCGCGTTATCCTGTAGCTGCACACCACGCCTCTATTGCGAAGGTTACTGTCATGGCCATGACTCTCACGCTGAAGCCGACCTCAACGGGCGGCAAGTCCGCCAAGGTTCGTGTCGTCACCAAGGACACTGCTGCTGACGCTCAGGTTCCTCAGATGGTCGAAGAGAACCAGGAAGTAACTATCAGCTTGGACGATAATGTTCGTCTCGAGGTCATGTCGTTCGACAACAATGACCCCGAGCTCGCCAACTACATGCGCGACGCTCGCCTTCCTGGTGCCAAGAACGATGCGTGAGTACGTAAACACGGGGTCACGCCTGACGGTTCGGCAGGAAGCGTTCTGCCGAGCCTATGTGCTGCACAGCAACGGCACTCGGGCGGTACGTGAGGCCAACTACACGCCAACACATGCCGACGTTCAGGCCTCTCAGATACTCAAGCGTCCTGCGATACAGGAGCGCATTGCTCAGTTGCGTCTCCCGATGCGCATCGAGCAGCAAGCAACGCGTGACCGTGTCGTCCAGGAGCTGAGTCGGGTAGCGTTCCAGGACCCGCGGGAACTGTTTGACGAGTCGGGGCGACTGCTGCCCATCAATGAGCTCAAGGATCACGTAGCTGCGTGTGTTGCTGAGGTCACGGAGGAGACACGTACCGAGGGCCGTGGCGAAGACGCCGTCAGCATCAAGACAAAGAAAGTAAAGTCGTGGGACAAGATGAAGGCGCTAGAGATGCTGGCCAAGCACCTGCAACTCTACTCAGACGCTCCGAGTATTGTTGTTCCTGTGCAGGTCAACGTCCATGAGCTTCAAGACCTCACTGGCCACGAAAGAGAGCTCCTTCGACAGCTTGCTGAGTCGCGCGCTGGCGAACCCGAAGGAGACGATACGCCAGCTTGACCGCCTTGATGCTTCGCAAAGCCTTGAGAAGTTCGTTGTCCAGGGCTGGAGCGTACTAGAGCCAGGCGTGACGCTCAAGTTGGGGTGGTCTCTAGGCTGCGTCTGCGAGCATCTCGAAGCTGTCACAGCGGGACACGTCGATCGTCTACTGATGAACGTGCCGCCCGGCTTCATGAAAAGCTTGCTCACCAACGTCTTTTGGCCGATGTGGGAGTGGGGCCCCAAGGGTCTAGCCCGTCATCGCTTTGTGTCGTTCAGCTACAGTGCAAGCTTGACCGAGCGTGACAATGATCGCTGCCGTAACCTCATTCGTAGTCAGTGGTACCAGGAGCGGTGGGGAGAGCGCTTCCTGCTCACCAAGGACAATACCATCAAGATCGAAAACAGTAAGCGTGGGTGGAAGCTTGCAACTTCTGTTGGTGGTGTGGGTACTGGCGAGCGTGGTAATCGTGTCCTCGTTGATGACCCTCACAATGTCAAAGAGTCCGAGTCCGAGACTATACGCACCTCAACCACCAATTGGTTCCGCGAGGTCTTGCCTAGCCGGCTTAATGACCCCGACAAGGACGCCATTATTGTCATTATGCAGCGAGTGCACCACAAGGACGTGAGCGGTGTCATCCTTGCCAAGGATCACGGCTACACCAACTTGATGCTGCCCATGGAGTTCGAGCCCGAACGTCGCAGCTACACAGTGGTCAAGCCCCGTGCGATGCCCAACGCTGTGCCGCAGGCCATGCGCTACGTAAGCCCCCGGCAGCGCTGGTACCTGGATGGCTCCAATACCGTGGACGTGCGGGACCAGGAGTTCTACGACGCTGCCTCTGTACAGCACGTCTACGCTCAGGACCCGCGTTTGCAGGAGGGTGAGCTAGCCTGGCCCGAGCGCTTCACGCCCCGCGTCGTGGTACGCGACAAGTCGATCATGGGCGAGTTCGCCTGGGCTGGGCAGATGCAGCAGCGCCCCGAGCCCCGTGAAGGCGCTATGTTCAAGCGCCACTGGTTTGAGATCGTCACAGCAATCCCGAACAATGCCAAATGGTGTAGCGGGTGGGACCTTGCCGGTACTGGTGAAAAGGAGGGTGGCGAGCCCGCTTGGACTGCACGAGTTAAAGTTGCGAAAGCAGACAATGTGTTCTACATCGCACATTCCTATCGTCTCAGGGGAACAGCCGGTGAAGTGGAGCAGGCCCTTAAGGCTACGTCGAGCCAGGACCGGGCATCAAGCCCTGGCCTGCTGGTTTCAATTCCGCAGGATCCTGGGCAGGCTGGCAAAGGACAAGCGCGTCACCTTGTTGGATCCTTGGCAGGTTTCGTCGTTAGGGCATCGCCTGAAAGCGGCGACAAGGTTACTCGCGCGGAAGCAGCGGCTAGCCAAGCTGAGATCGGCAACGTCAAAGTCCTTCAAGGGGACTGGAACGAAATGTTCCTCGACGAGCTATGCTCATTCCCTTTCGGCTCTTTCAAGGACCAAGTCGACGCCTTTACACGCGCCTTCAACGAGCTAAACGCTGCACCGCCTCGGCCCATGATACGGAGACTGTGACATGAGCCGCCTTGGCCGCGCCCTTAACGAGCTGTTTCGTCCAGCGGCCAAGAACGCTCCGCAGCCCGGCAGCGTGCAGACGTCCTTTCAGCTTGCGCAAGTGCTGGGCCTCAACCAAACACCTGCAATGAAGGCTGACGAGCTCGGCCAGCAGGTCGCTGAGGGCTACGGCAAGAACGTCATCGTCTATCGCTGTGTGCAAGAGGTCGCTCGCAGCGCCGCAGCAGTCAAGCCTATCTTGTACCGCAAGATGCCCAACGGGGACTTGCAGGAGCTCAACGACACCGAGTTCAACAAGGTACTGCGGCGGCCCAACTTCAGACAAAGCTATGAGGAGTTTCTCGAAAGCAACGTCTCCTACTTCATGCTGGGCGGCAACGCCTACTTTCAGATGATCACTGTCGATGGAGGCCGCCGCGTCAAAGAGATGTGGCCGTTGCGCCCCGACATGGTTGCGCCTGTTGAGCGTCAAGGAAAGCTTGAAGCTTACCGCGTGACGACCAACATGGGCACCACTGACTTTCCAGTCGACCCCATCACGGGTGCTTGCGAGATCGTTCACATCAAGACGTGGAACCCGTCCAACCAGTGGAAGGGCATGAGCCCGTTGCAGGCCGCTGCTCTAAGCACCGACATCCACAACGCCACTAGCATCTGGAACAAGAGCCTACTGGACAACGGAGCACAGCCTAGCGGTGCTCTCGTGATGGCTGCTGCACAGGGCGGCGTTCCTACCCAGATGACGGAGCAGGAGATCTCGCACCTCAAGGAGGAGCTTGAGATCAGTCACAGCGGCTCAGGCAACGTGGGCCGCCCGATGCTGCTCACCGGCGGGCTGGACTGGAAGCCAATGGGCCTGTCGCCCAAGGACATGGACTTCCTGAACAGCCGCAACACGACGGCGCGTGAGATCGCACTGGCGTTTGGCGTGCCGCCCATGCTGCTCGGCATCCCTGGCGACAACACGTACTCAAACCAGCGTGAAGCGCGGTTGTGGTTCACCACGGACACAGTGCTCCCCGTCGTGGGGCTCATGTTCGGTGGTATCAACGCCTTTCTCGAGGCGCGCTATCCTGGCCTTAACTTGTTTCTGGGCTACGACGAAGACACGATTAGCGCTCTTAGCCCGCGCCGCGAGGAGTTGTGGGACCGCGTCAATAAGAGCGAGTTTCTTACGCTTAACGAGAAGCGTGAAGCGCTCGGATACGAAATCATGCCCGGCATGGGCGGCACTATCGTGTTCGTTGATGACGGCAAGGTGCCTGTCGACATTGCTGCCCAAGGCCCTGTGAGCCCGACTGCACTGTTGCCCGCCGCTGAAGACCCGCCTGTTCCTGTTGGCAAGCCTACTCTTCGTGTCGTCAAAAGCATCCAGGCCGAGATCGAAGTAGGCTCGGTGTACGAAGAGACGGAAAAAAAGTACGCTGGTGTCGTCAAGAGTCGTGACCAGGAGATCGAAGCACGTCTACGCCTGACCGAGGCGGCCGAGCTAGCATTCAAGGGGCGTGTTCAGCGTAACCTGCGAAACACCATGAAGGATGTTGTGGCTGTACTGCGCACGGGCACGTCGGCCGGTGTCGAAGAGGCGATTTTCAATCAGCAGGAAGCTCTTGAGGAGGTTCTACGCGCTGGGCACTACGCCATTGCTGAGATCATGGCTAAGCGCTTCCTCAAGACGCTCAAGTCGTACAAGCTTCCTATTGAGCGCAAGGACTTGCTGGGCAACTTCTGGAGCCGTGTGCAGCCCTTTGTGGAAGCGCACGTCGCCCGTCAGGTGACCAACATCAGCGATACGACACGCAAGCAAGTGCAGACAGCCATCGCTGAGGGGTTGATTGCAGGACTGGGCTATGACGCCATAGCCACACTTGTTCAAGCGTTTTTGACTGAGAGCTCAGCGTCTCGCGCGCTGACAATCGCTGCCACGGAAGCGCATACCGCTAGCAGCTACAGCGCGCAGGCCGCTGCGCAGTCCGTTGGCACCGAGATGGAGCGCGAGTGGGCTGCCGCTGGCGGGGACCGCACGCGCCCTAGTCACAGGGAAGCTGACGGCCAAAAGCGATCCATGGAGGAGCCCTTCACTGTTGGTCGCTCGTCTCTCATGTATCCAGGTGATCCCAGGGGCGCCGCAGCTGAAATCATCAACTGCCGTTGCGTGATACTCTATAACCCCTTGTTCACGGATCGTGACTAGCCTGCTTATTCAAGCAGATGCTGCCAGATACTATTTACAGCCCTCCCTCTGACGTGTAATGGCTGCGTCTGTGAGGTCCGTTCATGCTCCAGGTTCCTGAGAACAAGAACATCGCGGTTCGCCGCGCCACGTGCCCCCGTTGCGGGGGTCCAGTGGATGTGACTGTCAACGGAGCCCTGGCGACGTGTGCGCATGGCCACGAGTTCCGCTACAAGCCCCAGGATCACTTGCGTGATGCGCTGCGCATGGCACGACACGATATTGAGACCAAGTCCAGTCCTGACCTCGACCACTTCGTCACTAAGATGCAGATCAAGAGCATCTCAGAAGCGGGCGAAATCGAAGGATATGGAAGCGTCTTCGGCCAGGTTGACAGCGTCAATGACATTGTCGCCAAGGGCGCGTTCAAGGATAGCCTCGAGCGTCATCGTTCCGAGGGCACCAACGTCAAGATGCTGTGGCAGCATGACCCGGAGCGCCCTTGTGGTATCTGGGACGAGGTCACTGAGGACGAGCGCGGCCTGAAGGTCAAAGGACGCTTCATGCTTGGCACCACGATGGGGCGCGAGGCGCACATCATGGCCAAGGAGAAGGTCGTCGACGGTATGTCGATCGGCTTCCGGACTAAGCGTTACGAATACCAAACGGATGCGGAGATTCGCGTTCTCAATGAGGTAGACTTGTGGGAAGTCAGCCTCGTTACCTTTCCTGCCCTGCGTAGCGCTCGCGTCACTGCGGTGAAAAGCGACCTCACAGAGCGACGAGTCGAGGAGATCCTGCGAGATGTAGGTTTCTCCCGAGCCCAAGCGAAGTCCATGACGGGCGCTTGGAAATCCACTGTGCCAGCGCATCGGGACGATGCGGGCCAGGAGAAAGACCTGACCGACGCTAACAGCAGTCTTCGCAGGCTTCTTGCCACGATGACCAGCTGAGCTCTAGCATAGAGGACACGTTATGAGTTCCCTTCGTGATCGCCGCGCTGCGATGCTTTCGGGCACGCACGCGTTCAACAATCTCCGCCGTGTCATGGGCGCTCCCGAGCGCAAGGATGCTGGTGGAACTACTGAGCTCAAGAAGCTCACCGATACCATCGACGCAGTCGGACGTGGCTTCGACGAGTTCAAGCGCACCAACGACGAGCGCCTCAAGGAGCTCGCCAAGGGCCGCACTGATCCTCTTGTTGAGGAGAAGCTCGCTCGCATCACCGAAGACATGCAGAAGGGCGTCGAGCTCAAGGACCAGCTCCAGAAGGTGGCCGACAAGCACGGCGCGCTCGTTGAGCGCATCGACGGCATGGAAGTTGCCATGAAGCGTGCGTCGACCGGTTCTTCCGGTGGTATCGACGAGGTGAAGGCGGCTGACGAGTTCGAGCGAGCTAGCTCGATGCTTCAGCAGCGCAAGTATGACGAGAACAAGGCGCCGGATCTGGTTGGCTTTAATGGCTACCA